GCTTTGCGTAAAGAGCTGGGTGTCAAAGAAGGTAAAACGATTCCTGCAAAGAAGCTAGCTGCCGCTGCAAAGAAACCTGGTAAAACAGGGCAGCGTGCACGTCTGGCTGAGACCCTCAAGGGTCTAAAGAAGAAATAAGGTGATGCCATTGATCCGTTCACCCTTGTTGCTCTGGCGTCCGGGGCCTTTAAGATGTGCAAGGACGCTTGTGAGATGTACAAAGAAGGGCGTCAGATTGTTACTGACATTACCCATGAGATTGATGGAGTTGTCAAAGACGTTAAGGACGTACAAAAGAAAGCGAAAGGGCTTCTTGGGTTCTTAACAGCTATATTCAGACCAGCTAAAAAGGAAGAGCAGTTGCAAGCTGCTCAGCCTGCGAAGAAGGTCAAAAAGAAGAAAGAGCCTCCACCAGAGTTTGACGAGAACCTCATTTACCAACAGGTCAGTGATGCTCTCATCAAGTTCTTCCAGGCGTACAACGCTCTTAAGAACTATGTGAAAGAACAGGAAGAATTTGCTCTGCATGCAAATAATGACGAAGGCCAGGAGGCTGCAATCAAAATCACGATTGCCAATTTGCAGATGGAGAAGCTGAATACGGAGTTGAGTGACTATATGGTATACCACGTCCCACACGAGTTGAAGGATTTGTATACTCGGGTCAATCAGCAAATTGGTCACATTGCCAATGTGCAAGCGCTTGCAAGACGAGAGGAAATGCTAAAGGAGCGTAGGGCAAAATGGCAACGGGAGCAAAAGGCGGATCTAATAAGGGGAAGAGTGGCGGCTTCAGCAATTACAGTGCTGTTGCTGATGTGGATATGGCTAATGATTCTCAGCATGACACACTCGCCATCTTATTGATTATTATTTTGTTGGTAATTCTTCTGTTGTTGATTCCGCTGATTGCCTGGATGTATGTGGATGTGAGGCAGATGGAACTGAGGGTCAACAAAGCTCTTGTAAGGATTGAAGGGAAATGATTAAAAAATTCAGTTTTGTATACACATCAATATTGATATGTATATTTTTTTCCTTTTTATTAACAGGTTGCAATAACGAATACAGATACCATTGTCAGGATCCTGAACATTGGGAAGATGAGGACTGTAAGGCTCCTCTTTGTGAAGTCAGTCAAACTTGTCCTTGGATGTTAACCGATGCTTACAAGCCTAAAAAACCTTAAAGAAGACGAAGTCAACGGCATAGTCCGCTTGCTTGATGCCTTCTCCAAGTTCTGCATTATGATCACCTTCTGCATCATATTGCTTTTTATTGTGGGCTTTTTTGTCTATGGTGTGGTGGCTGTAGAGCAACCTATGAAAGACATGGCGCCCAATGACAAGCTCACACATGACCTTCTCAAAATCATAGCCACGTCAATATTTAGCGTGTTGGCCGTGGTTATGGGGGCTAGAGCAATGATGCCAATACCCAACATGAATCCATGCGCTGGGATGATGCCTGGTATGCAGCCGATGATGGGAATGAATCCAATGATGCCAACCATGGGCTATAACCCTATGGCTCCATCTGGCGTGATGTCAGCTATGAACACGCCTTGGACGCCTCCTCCTCCTCCAAAGACGCCTCCAGTATTGGAGCATGACGAGGAACGTGAGAGAATGGCTATGGCTAGACAAAGCATGAAAGGCTCATGATGTTTAACCCTTATGTGTTAGTCGCAAGCTTGCTTGCAATCATAGGAGCGTATTTTTATGGACACCATCAAGGCTATCAAGAGTGCTATTCTGAAGCTGTGGCAAAAGTTGCAAAAGCCAACGACGCCGCAAGAGCCAAAGAACAAGAGTTAAACGAGAAGGTTAACCAGACCGCATCAGCATTAAGGAAGGCAAACAATGATGCTCAAGTTAAGATTACCAAGCTTACTGCTGACGTGCAGTCTGGGGCTTTGCGCTTGTCAATCCCCGTCACCTCCAATAGTGTATGTTCCTCCAACGCCACCGGAACTACCGGAGGAGATACAACCGCAAGAGCCGAACTTGACAGACAGGCTTCTGCAAATCTTATCGCCATCACCGCAGACGGAGACAAAGCAATCCGTGCCCTCAACGCCTGCATCACCAGTTACAACCAAGTAAGAGAATCCCTCAAGGAGAAAATAGATGATTAAGTACGCTATTCCCCTCGCAGTCGTAGCCCTTGTTGGGTGCTCTTCGACCAGTGACTATCAGAAGTATTCTGAGACGCAAGTAGCCATTGCACGGTACAAAGCCGAGGCTGACAAGGCTAAGTATCAAGTGTTGGCTGAAGTTGTTAAGAAAGGCGATCCCGCCGCTTCTGTGGCTGCCGTGATGTCCATGCAGATGGGCTTTAGTGGCGGCGGTCAAGAACAGAAGATTGACGCACCTAGGAGTTCAGGCGATGATGCTTTCAAGTGGGCATCGTTATTGTTACCCACAGTAGTTCAAGGATTTGGCATCTATGAAAACGCAAAAGTGGCAACCACGCAGTCTAATAATGCTACGGCAACTGCTATCAACACTAACGGTACGTTTGCTTCCATTGCTAATACTGGGTCTAACAATCAGGCTTCTATGGCAGCTAATTCCAATGCAGGGATTGTGAGCGTAGCAAATGGCGCTACAACTAGCCTTGCAACTTTGGCTAACTCAGCCAATCAAACGACTGCTACTGCGCTGACCAACATGGCGGCTACCAACGCTGGTAACGTTACCACTGCCTTGACCAATCAATCAGCCGCTTACAACAGCGTTTTGAGCATGGATTTGGCCACGATGAACAATGCAGTATCCAAGCTAACAACAGCCCCTGTCGTGATCACCAATGGCGTGATTCAGCACTGATATGAATGACAAAATAACGATCATTCTAATGTGCCTGATTGTGGCAGTTTTATTTATGATATTGGTGCAAGTATGATTTCAACAGAGAAACTTCATGCGTTGGGTATCGGACCAGAATGGTCTGAGCCTTTGACTACAACTTTTACCACGTTTGGAATAAGCGATGCTAAAGAACAGGCTGCATTTATTGGGCAGTGTTCACACGAGTGCAACCACTTCAAAACACTGGAAGAAAATCTTAACTATCGACCCGAAACCCTTCACGCTCTGTTCGGTCACAAGTTCAAACCAGAAGAAATCCCACTTTACGCCCACCATGCCGAAAAGATTGCCAACAGGATTTACGCCAATCGTATGGGAAACCGTGACGAAGCCTCGGGTGATGGGTGGAAGTTCCATGGGCGTGGATGTATTCAGTTGACTGGTCACGACAATTATTGGCATTTTGGTCAATCTATTAACCAAAATATGGTTGAGCACCCAGAGTTGGTAGCTACCCCGATGTACGCCGCCTTGTCAGCCGGATGGTTCTGGAGCGCGCATGGATGTAACCAATTGGCTGAATCAGGTAATGAAGAAGGCTTGTGTAAACGCATAAATGGTGGTACATTTGGGCTTGATGAACGCGTTAAATTGACACAACATGCGCTTGCCGTTCTGGGCGCTTAACTGCACAAGTGTATGCCACTCATCAAGCCTACATTCAGACCCGGCGTCAATCGTGAAAACACCCGTTATAAGAACGAAGGTGGATGGTACGAGTCCGACAAAGTACGGTTCCGTCAAGGAAGTCCTGAGAAAATAGGCGGCTGGACGCAGTATTCAACAGCTAAATTTTTAGGCGTTTGCCGTACCCTTTGGAATTGGATTACGCTCACCAACCAAAACATCGTTGCAGTTGGTACAAACTTAAAGTTTTACTTAACACTGGGCAATCAGTATTTTGACATCACGCCTGTCAGGTCGGTTACTACACTCACTAATCCTTTTACTGCCACATTAAGTTCCTCCACTATCACTGTGTCTGCTACAGCGCATGGCGCTATCCCTGGGGACTTTGTAACTTTTAGTGGTGCTACTGGGTTGGGCGGGAATATCACAGCCGCAGTTTTAAATCAGCAGTATCAAATCGTATCCGTACCCAACGTCAATTCATTCACATTCACTGCAACTGCTACGGCTAATGCGTCAGATGTATCGGGTTCTCCCGGAGGCGGAACAGTCACCACCTCATACCAACTTAATACAGGGCCCGCCTACCAAGTTCCATTCACAGGATGGGGAGCAAGTTATTGGGGTTCAGGTCCTTGGGGTACTGGCGGATCAACCAAAAACAATTTGCA